AATCATTAGTAGCACAAACAGAAGAAGACTATATCAACTGTGGGCTCGACGTAGGGGTGTACTTCGGAGACAGGAAACAATTAGGTAAGACTCACACTATTTGCACTTGGCAAAGTTTGAATATACTTGACAAGAAGCACAAGGACGGCACAGCAGTACTAGGGCTAGCTGAATTCCTAGAAGGTGTAAGCACTATTATTGTTGACGAAGTACACCAAGCGAAAGCAGAAGTTCTAAAAAACTTGTTGACTCGCAACCTACGTAACGCTCCAATACGTTGGGGATTAACTGGTACAGTACCTAAAGAGAAGTTTGAGTTTGAAAGTATTCATGCTTCATTAGGTCCAGTTATAGGAGAAATTAGTGCGAAGGAACTACAAGACAAAGGCGTACTAGCTCAATGCCATGTTAATGTGGTACAACTGATTGATACTGTTGCACATAGCAACTATCAAGAAGAATTAAAATATCTTGTTACGAATAAAGACAGGATAGACTATATAGGCAAAATGTTAAACTCAATATCACAATCAGGCAATACACTAATACTAGTAGATAGAATTAGTGCAGGTGAAATGTTGCAGGAACTTATTCCTGATTCAACATTTGTTAAAGGCGATGTAAAATTAAAAGATAGGAAAGACACATACGACGAAATTAAAGAAGGTACAAACAAGGTAATTATTGCTACATATGGTGTTGCAGCTGTTGGTATTAATATACCAAGGATATTTAATCTTGTATTAATTGAACCAGGCAAAAGTTTTGTAAGAGTAATCCAATCAATAGGCAGAGGCGTTAGAAAGGCTAAAGATAAAGACTTCGTTCAAATATGGGATCTAACTTCTACGTGCAAGTTTGCGAAGCGACATTTGACGCAACGTAAGAAGTTCTATAAGGAGGCACAATACCCCTTCACCATAGAAAAGGTAGATTGGAATTAATATATGAGAATACTAACATTAGAAAATAAGTGCTTTAGCTTAGAAGATTTACCCGAACAAATAGACGATGATGTTCGATTTAGCGTACTTGATAATTCTGACCCTGCAAATCCTGATTTCTTTTTTGTTCCTCTTATTTTCTTAGAATCATTTAGTGCTCCTGCTATGGTTTTAAATATAGGCGGGCAAGAAATCACTATGCCAGTTGATTGGAGTTTGGCTGTAGGGTGCAGCGAAAGTGGTATGGATTTAGAAATTCTACCATTAACAAGTATTAATGACAGAGGATTTGAAGCGTTTATGTTTAATCCATTATCAAGTTACAAAATGGACTTTGCTCCTATAAATATTGTAAACTTCTATACTGATGTAAAATGGTACTTTCCCAAAATGAAAAACGGACAGTTACTTACTATACCGATTGACACTACTGACAAACCTCGATGTGCATTTTTTGTTAAAGACATAAGTAGGCAATGCGAAGTAATAGAATATTCAAAGTTAATCTAGAAAGGAATAACATGGAATGGTCGACGACAGAAAAAAAATTAGACAGTGAAAATATCTATCACAGATATTTAAACCTTCCTTTTGATATTACAAAACACCCTGTATGTGATACACAACCTGAGGGCATGTATCATCAAGAGCTTAATCCGTGGATTTGTAAAAATTTAAATAATTTTCTAGGCAAACTAGGGCTTTTTATAAATGATGTGGTTGCTTATTATACTCCTCCAAATGGATTTTTGCCTATACATGTTGACGGTAAAAAAATAGATAATCGTTCAAAAATTAATATCACATGGGGTCCCGTCGGAGGCACTACAAGATGGTGGTCTCATAATGAATCAAAAAAGATGGCAAATGTAGGAGAAATCTTTAAAGGTAAAAAAGAAATACTTGATAATATAAAAAATAAACACTTTTGGTTCCCTGCAAAAGAAGACTGCGAATTAGTACACGAAGCATCTACTAATAAAGTTAGTTTAGTTAATGTAGGTCAATTTCATTCAACATATAATCCGCATCCAACAGAGGGCCGATGGACACTATGCTTTGTACCAATAAGTCATAAATTAAAACATGATCTAGGGCGTAGTCATCTTACATTTAAAGAATCACTAGAAGCATTTGGCCCGTATATAAAGGAAAGTAGATGAGAGATAATATCTATCATAGATATTTAAAACTTCCATTTGATATAACAAAGCCAGAAGTTTTAAATACAACTCCGGAAAAATGGAGACATGAAGACATTAACCCCTGGAAGTGTAATAATGTAGAAACATGGTTGAATTCATTAGGATTATATACTTGCCATACTGAAGTGTTTTATACTCCTCCCAATCACGGGGAGATACCAATTCATTGTGATGATGTAACTATTGATGATCGTGCTAAAATAAACATTACATATGGTCCTGATACAGGAACTATAAGATGGTGGGAATCTAGCAAAGCACAACAAATTGTAGGAACAGATGCTGCACAAGAAATGTTAGGTAGTGAAGCTGTATCAGATGATTTTTCAGAAAGGACGCACCATAATTTAGTTGCATTAAAAGAAGATTGTGAATTAGTACACGAAGCGAATACTAATAAAGTAAGTTTAGTTAATGTAGGACGACTACATTCAACTTATAATCCAGATTCAACACAAGGAAGATGGACACTGTGTTTTGTGCCAGCTAGTTTAAAATTAGAAGGCAGAAGATACTTAACGTTTGAAGAAGCAGTAGAAGCATTTGAAGACTATATAGAAGGAGATTAAAATGGGAATCAAAGCTGGTAAAATTTGGGGTAACACAGAGTTAGTCCATGCAAATGGTGTATTAGAATTTCACCGTATTGAATATAAAGCAGGATACAAATGTTCAGAGCATGAACATCAATTTAAATGGAATGGCTTCTTTGTTGAGTCAGGCGAAATGCTAATTCGTGTTTGGCAAGATGGCGCACAAGAAGGTTTAGTCGATGAAACTATTTTAAAAGCAGGTGACTTTACACAAGTTAAACCTGGCAAGATACATCAGTTTGAAGGACTAAAAGATGGTGTAGCATTTGAGCTATATTGGGCAGAGTTCAATCACGATGACATTGTAAGACGCACTATTGGTACACCGGTAAAATAATGAGTGATCTAATAACTGGCGAAGCACTTATATACGAAAGAGTTGATAACGTTGTGTATGCACGTTACAGAGATGAACCTTATAAAGACATTCCGAGATGGATTATAGGCGGAGATGCAGATGGCATCAATCGTGCTAAAGCAAAGGAACAAGGAGACTTGTTTACATATAAAGACTGGCAAGAAATAACAGAGCTGGCTAGAACAAACAAGACATTAAAAAAATGTCTTTCAAAAGTTTTAGATATCTATTTACTATCAAAGGAGAACAAATGACAGAACTATTTCAACTTGGTAACTTTACCAGCCACGCAGGATTATCACTTCAATGGAAACTAGAATGTGATGCTATTACAGATGAAGAATGGAAGTGTCTAGCAGAGATGATTATGGATTATCAAGATCGTCCATTCAGTGAAGCAGTTGGTATACCTCGTGGAGGACTAAAACTAGCCGAAGCGTTAAACGAATATGCATCTGGTAACTCCGACGATTTTCCTTTAATATGTGATGATGTGTTTACTACAGGCACAAGTATGTTAGATTTCATAGACGAAACGTATCCTACTTTTACACAAGGAATGGGACATAGATGGGTAGTATTTGCACGTAAGCCAAGTAATGTTTATCCATACTTTACACGAGCATTATTTACAATGCCACCAAAGCCTTATGTACAGAAAGAATCTTGGGACGACGAAACTTTAATAATGAGAAATGAATAATGATTAGAATAATTGCAGGACCTTGCCAACACGAAAGCTTAGAACATAGCTTAGAGATTGCACAACATTGTGCAGATGTATGTCGTAAGTATGGTGCAGAATATTATTTTAAAGCTAGTTTTGATAAAGCTAATAGAAGTAGCATGAAAGGCAAGCGTGGAGTAGGCTTTAATACAACACTACATGACTTTCAAGAGATACGTGGTGTAGTGGGCTCTAAGACGCTCACAGACGTTCATACAGTAGAACAAATTAAAGACATAGTAAACTACTACAATGATGCTGTAGACGTGCTACAGATACCTGCATTCTTATGTAGACAAACTGATTTACTACAAGCGGCTTGTGCTACAGATAAAATTGTAAACATTAAGAAAGGCCAGTTCCTTGCACCTTGGGACATGGACGGTATACTATCAAAGACAGAAGGTGCTAAAGATGTTTGGATAACAGAGAGAGGAACAAGTTTTGGATACAATACTCTTGTTGTTGACTTTACTGGTTTGGACTATATGCTTCATAATTATAGCACCCCTGTGGTACTTGATGCCACGCACGGAGTACAGAAACCAGGCGGTCTTGGAGGCAGTAGCGGCGGTAATCGCGATTACGTTCCTGGCTTATGCCGTGCAGGTAGTGCTTTGGGGATTAGGAATTTCTTTATAGAAGTACACCCTGACCCAGATAATGCACCAAGTGACGGTCCTAATATGCTAAAGCTAGAGGACTTTGATCGAGTAGTAGGAGAGATACATGAATACAGCTATACTAATACCGGCTAGGTTAGCATCAACACGCTTCCCTGAAAAGCCGTTGAAGTTACTTAACGGAGTACCGATGATACGTAGAGTATACGATCGTTGCTTAGAGACGGGCTTAGACACCTTTGTGCTTACAGATAGTAAGCGTATAGCTAGTTTATTTCCTAAAGGAAATATAGTTGTACATGACGATCCTTACGAAAACGGTACTGAAAGATGTGCAGGTGTATTGAGAGATAGTAGGTTCGACCAATACAAACAGTTTATAAATGTACAAGGTGATATGCCAGATGTAACTGTTGATATTATTGAAAAATGTATTTGGCATTTAAAAAATTATTCAGTTACTTCGGTGTATACACAAATGCCTGAAGAAAAACAAAATGATCCAAGTTCAGTAAAAATGGTACGTGCTGGTGATCAAGCACTGTGGTTCGGCAGAGGCTTAACTGGTTATGGCGACTGGCATCTGGGAGTATATGGATACAAACGTAATCCATTAGAACTGTATAGTAAACTAGAAGTAACCCAGGAAGAAGAAGTAGAAAAATTAGAACAACTCCGATGGTTAAAAAACGGTTGGCAAGTAGGAGTTTTGAGTGTACAATATAATGGTATGGAGATTAATACTCCGGAGGACTTAGAAGAATGGCACAGCAAAAACTCCCAGTAAAAGATATACTTGCGGCAATTGACATGAATGCAAAGAGTGTGTGGGATGAGTTGTCTGACGAAGAACGCAAGCAAGTTAGTTTTTGGTTACTTAACAGATATGCTAGTAGCGTTGTAGGTAATCGAGATAAGCAAGAACTTGCTGTATTTAAAACAAATGAATACTATAACAAAAATTTTAATGTACTAGGTACAAGGCATCCTAAATTACAATGGCAATTGCTTTGTGCAAGTTGTGCAACTGGTAAAATTGAATTTCACAAATGGATTGGATTTAAAAAGAAAACTAGTGATAATAGCAAAGGCGAAAAGTTATTACAAGACATTTATCCAAATATGAAAATAGACGAGGCGGAATTACTTGCTAGAATATCTACAAAAAAAGAACTCAAACAACTTGCTGAAGAACATGGGATTGAAAATGTCAAACTCTGAAAAACCATATGTATGTGAATACTGCGGTTCAGGGTTTACTCGTGAAAAGACATTAGCTGTACATATGTGTCAACCTAAAAGACGATTTTTACAACGTAGTGAAAAACGTGTACAACTAGGACTAATAGCATTTAATAAATTTTATAAATTAAGTGCAGGTTCTAAGCGAGATAAAACACATGACGAGTTTGATAAGAGTCCTTACTACAATGCGTTTGTAAAGTTTGGTAGCTTTGTAAGTAATGTAAAACCTTTGTATCCTGAGAAATATATTGACCATGTAGTAACTAGTGGTGTTAAACTTGATCATTGGTGCAGAGAAGAAATGTATGAGCAGTATGCAATTAACTTAATTAAAAAAGAAGGTGTTGAAACTGCACTAGAACGTAGTGTAATGACTATGATGGAATGGGCTGACGAACAAGAACAAGCACCATGGAATCATTATTTTAAATATGTAAGTTTGAACAGAGCAGTATGGCATATTCGAGATGGAAAGATTAGTCCTTGGCTCATATTAAATTGTGCTAGTGGCAAAGAAATGTTAAGCAAATTAAACGACGAACAATTAGAAATTGTATATCCTATGATCAATCCCGAGCATTGGGCTGTACGATTTAAACGTCAAACAAGTGATGTCCAATTAGTTAAGGATGTTGCAAAGGAGAGTCAACTATGAAACTAATTTATTATCCAGACGAATTTTTAGAACGTAAAGTACAACCTGTTGACTTAGAAAATCCTAGTTTTGATCCTAAAGAACTTCGTAAAGAAATGGAAGAACTAATGTTATCCAGTAACGGTATTGGGCTTAGTGCAAACCAAGTCGGAGTAGATCAACAAGTATTTGTTATGGGAGATAAGCCAGACAATACAAATATTTGTATCAATCCTACAGTATTAGAGTATACTGAAGAAACTGTACTAGACTTAGAAGGTTGTTTAAGTTTTCCACATATGTATGTAAAGATAAACAGACCAAAAGAAATACTTGCAGAATTTTATGATGAAAATTTAGAAAAGCAAACTGTTAAAATTGATGGTTATAGTGCTAAATGTTACTTACACGAACTTGACCACTTATTAGGTATTACGATGAAAGATCGTTGTAGTAAACTCAAATGGGATATGGCAAAGAAGAAATCAGCTAAGTACAAAAAATTATATGAGGAAACTAATGCAAGATCTTGAAAAGTTAATTAAAACATTACAACAAGGCGTAGCAACGATTACTTTTGAAAAAATTAACACAGGCGAAATACGTGTTATGCCATGTACATTAAAAAAAGATCTTATGGGAGTAAATTCATTTAGTCTTGAGAATATTAATCCAGAAAGTAAAAGTATAGTAGTATATGCATTGGATAAAAAAGCAATAAGAGATGTAATGGTAGACACAATAACATCTTGGCATAAAGGATCAACAAATGCCTGATATTGATATAGATTTTGCAGATAGAACAGTTATCTTAGATCAACTTAAACATAGAGTTGCAAAATTAGATACAGGCAAAAAACATAATACTGGTATATATGCTAATGAAATACCACACAACCCTATTGACAACTTGTCAACAATAGAACATAAGACAGCAGAAGAACGCGGTTATTTTAAACTAGACTTTCTCAATGTAAGCATTTACAAGGATGTAGAGAACGAACAACACTTAACACAATTAATAGAAAGAGAACCCATATGGCAACTTTTGGAACACGACGACTTCAACGAAAAAGTATTTCATGTAAACGGACACGGAGAACTATTAAGGCAATTGAAACCTACCTCGGTAGAACAATTGGCAGCGACACTAGCAATAATACGTCCAGCGAAGAGACACTTAGCAACAGAACAATGGTCGCATATAATGGAACACGTTTGGACAAAGCCCACGGACGGTAGTTACTATTTTAAGAAAGCACATGCTGTAAGCTATGCTGTAGCTGTAGTAGTGCATATGAATTTGCTATGTGAACAGATGGTTAGTCTCTAGGTGGCTTGCGTACTAACTGTACACTCTTTCGCTTAATTCGTTTTACAGCTAAGTTATTCAAATTAACACACGGTCCAATACTAACTTTCACATCTTTACTATTCATCGTCATTATACAATATTTAAATTTTATCATTTCTTGACTTAAAAATATATTGATTGGAATCATTCTATTTGATTCCCACCACCATACTTCGCCAAGTTCTAAAAACTTTTCTTGTTCTTTTTTTGTATTTAAATCTGTATAAACGTACATGCTAGTGACACTGGCATCTTGATTGATAACTATACCAATGTATTCTTTTCCACCATAGTTAACCACACTTAAAAATGGAAAATTATTTTGTATATCTTTAGTTAACATTAATTGATTATTATTTCCTATAAATACAATATGCAATTGCTACCAAGATATTTAGTCGAACAAACAACCACACTTGTCGCAGATGTGGCAGGATTCATTACGGAGTATAGGCCAGTGTATAATAGAGACATAGAAGTTTATAAAGGCATCGATAATGCTTTACAATTTAGATTATTAAATGCAGACCAAAAAGGAATAAATTTATCTGCAGGATACACAGTTAAGTTTTGTGCATATGACGAAACTGATAGACTGATAGTAGAAAAAGATGCAACTATTCAAGATGATGGTAGTACAATTTCAAGAGGTAAATTTAACGTTGATATTACAGAAAATGAATTAAAAAATTTACAACAACAATTCTTAAGTTATGTAGTTTATCTTGTTAAGCCTTCTGGTGATAAAGTATTAACATATTCTCAAAGTAATTTTAAAAATAACGGTACTATATTCATAAATTCAAAAACCTTTCCTGGACCGCTTAATACTACTTCGATAACATCATTAACAGAAACTGGTGCTAACACAAGTATATGGATGTCAGAAGCAGTAAGTGCAGAACCTGCTGTGAATGGTAATGAAGCATTACATACAGCTGCATTTTATACAAGTAACTTTACAGGTGATATAGTAGTCCAAGCTACCCTAGATAATCAAGTAACAGATAGTAGTAACTGGGCAGACGTTACAACAGTAACATTTGAAGGTGGCAATGGCGCACCAAGACCAGTAAATTTTAATGGTGTATTTTCGTATATTAGATTCAAAACTACATCGGATCCAGCAGATAAGATTACCAAAATCCTAGTCAGAAACTAGTTGACAAATCTTTAGATCTACGCTATAATAGTACTATGAGTGTAGTCACTGAAACAGTTCTGACATATCTGCCGCCTAAGCGTAAAACCACGCCTAGCGGGTGGACTTCATTCAATGCGCCTTGTTGTCATCATAACGGCACTACTGTTGACACTAGGTCACGTGGAGGATTGATATCTAATCCCGATGGTGTTAGTTATCATTGTTTCAATTGCGGTTATAAAGCAAGTTGGCAACAGGGGCGCAACCTTTCACACAAAATGCGTAAATTACTACAATGGTTAAATGCACCTGATGATGTAATCAACAAACTTGCACTAACGGTCATGCAGGAAAATGAAGGTATGCAAGTAACACAACAATTAGTTGAAGTTCCTGTATTTAATACTGTTCCATTGCCTGAAGATGCTATTAAAGTTAGTGATATTAAAGACTTTGATAAGCACAGTTTAGCAATACTTGAGTATATGGCATCACGTAATTTACAAGTAGATGACACAACTTATTATTGGAGCCCTAGTTTAGGATATCGTGATAGACTTATTATTCCGTTTTACTATGAAAATCGTATTGTAGGCTGGACTGGTAGAAGTGTTAATCCTGATAAGAAACCAAAGTATCTAAGTGAACAGCAACCTGGATATGTATTCAATTTAGATGAACAACGTCCTCAAAAGGTGTTTACTATTGTATGCGAAGGTCCTATTGATGCACTATACATTGACGGTGTTGCACTACTAGGGAGCGAAGCCAAAGATCAGCAATCATTGCTCATTAATAGATTAAATAAAGATGTGATACTTGTACCGGACAGAGACCAGGCAGGGTCTAAGTTAGTTGAACAAGCAATTGATTTAGGATGGGGTGTTTCTATGCCAAATTGGGAAAATGATATAACTGATATTGGTGAAGCAGTACAGCGGTATGGGAGAATATTTACTTTGCATAGCATAGCAAGTTGTGCAGAAACTTCTCCACTTAAAATAAGACTAGGAGCAAAAAAATGGTTTACTTAAAAAAGATATGGGAAGTTATTACTTGGCCATATAGAAAAATTAAAGAAGAAATTGCATATAGAAAGAAGCTTAAAAAACTTAAAGAACAAGACCCATTCATTTACAAATAGGAGAGAATAATGTTAGTTGAAGTACCATTTAAAAAAGGAGACACTATTAGTTTAAAACTAGCTAGTGGTGAAGAAATTGTTGGCAGACTTGATAGCAGAGTAACAGGTGGCTACGAAGTAACTAAGCCAATGGTGTTGATTGCAAATCAAGAAGGATTAGGACTAGCACCATTTATGTTTAGTGTAAGTCCAGATGCTAAGTTTACATTTAATGGAGATTCAGTAACGTGTGTAGGAAAGACTGAAGGCGAAATTGCCAAACAGTATGTTGCTACTACGTCTGGTATTGTGCAACCTGATACGAGTTTGATAGTATAATATGTTTGCTAAGTTCGAAAAAATGTTTTCTAAAAATAACCTGCACTGGACTACAGTGATAACTGAAAAGTTTATGCTTGCAGTAATAGGTATACTAACGTTACTTGCAGCAACCGGTGAAGTATTTAACATGGTTGTTAGTCGCAATATTGAATTAGGTGATATATTTCTATTGTTTATATACACAGAAATTATTGGAATGATAGGAGCATTTTATGCTAGCACTAGAATACCAGTAACACTACCTATAATTATTGCTATTACAGCATTGTGTAGACTAATTGTACTACACAGCAAAGAAGCAGATCCAATGAACTTACTAGCAGAAGCTGGCGCAATATTAATACTTGCAGGTGCAGCATATGCTTTAAGTTTAAAGGATAAATTAAGTTTGGAAAAAGAAAAGATACGTAATGAATAATGATGAATATAGATCGAAACTATTAGAAATATCTAAAAGTCATGGCAAGAAAGTTCCAGGCGCAAAGTATATACACAAATGGGATATGTACATGCTTGAAAAACAATTTTGCGTTGACAATATGAATTTCGAAGGTATTAACTCTGTGCTCGAAATAGGATGCGGTATGGGCATGCTTGCACACCTTATTAGAGAACAAAAGGGTATTACTGATATAGAACTAACAGATGTAGATGAATTTTTTGATCACACAGACAAAGGTGGATTATATAAAGACTGTTGTGATGTGCTAGGACTCAAACGATTTGTTATGTATGTTAACATGAATGAACCCATGAAACTAGATAGACAGTATGATATGATTGTAGCTACACGTACTGTATTTGACAGAGAATGTTTAGAACCAGGCACAGTATTTAATTATGAATATTGGCTAGATGATTGTTTTAAATATTGCAAACGTGTATTTGTAAAAACAAATTTTGCCGGAGGTGGGAAAAGTTTTCCTGATTATTTGCGTCCTTACTTGTGGTGGCCTAAAGGACCTAACGGAGAATCGTTAGGTAAGCCTAGGAGAGGATGGTATATACGTGTAGACAAAGAACAATGGGAGAAGAGATGATCACATGGGGAATGGTTGGTAACAGCCATGATGCAAGTTTAGCTGTTTTTAAAGATAACGAATTAAAGTCCGCAGTACTATCTAAAGACTACAGTAAGATTCTTAATGACCCTCATCCTAATTGGAATATGATTAATACAGCTAAACAAGAGTTTGGCGAACCTGATCTTATACAGTGGTACGAACTACCTAAGCTAAAGACACTACGTCAATATTATGCTGGGCAGGGTTGGCTATGGCAAGAGAATAATATCAAACAATATCTCAAACAATGGAACATCACTGCTCCAATAAAGTATACTAAGCATCATCTAAGTCATGCAGCATACGCATACTATACTCAGCCACATGACGACTGTGCGATTATTGTAATGGATAGCATAGGGGAATTTGAAACCCTAACTATGTGGCATGGTAAAAATAACAAACTTAAGAAGATACATAGTCAAGGATATCCACATAGTTTAGGATTATTCTATAGTGCTATGACACAACGTTGTGGGCTAGTTCCTAATAGAGATGAATACATGGTAGCTTCTATGGGAGATGCTGGTACTCCTAAAAGACATTTTATGAAAATACTAAACGAACTAGTACACGTTGAAGGCATTGGATGGAACCCTAAGATTAAGATGATGGAAAATTTGCATAGAGGTTGTAGATGGTGGAGACCCGAACTAACTAGCGAAGAGGATCTTAATGATATTGCGGCAGCTACGCAAAAAGTATTTGAGTATTGTGTTAACAATCTAAGTGCGTGGGCTAAAAAAACAACAGGGTCAAAATACGTAGCACTAGCAGGCGGCTCGGCCCTTAACAAAAGAGCAGTAGATAACATAAGAAATGATTGGGTTGATGTTCACGTTCCGCATAACCCAGGTGACCCTGGTAGTTGTGTAGGGGCATATCTAGCAGTAACTCAAACCAAAATAGAACTTGACAATCAGTGGTATAAGGCAGTATAATAAAGTATGGCAACAAGACAGAACACAGACTATGGGTATGATATACAAAAAGTATATCTAGAGATGATGCTAACAGATGCTGAAACATTTGTTAGATGTCAAGCCGTTTTCAATCCAGATATGTTTGATAGGCGTTTGCAAAAGAGTGCAGAGTTTTTAACAAACTATGTAACTGAGCATAATGCATTGCCTACGTTTGATATCATTAATGCAGCCGCACAAGGTGACTTGAAAGACCCTGGGCAAATGCAGGAGAATCATTATGATTGGTTACTAGCAGAGTTTGAAACATTTAGTAGACACAAAGCACTAGAAGCCGCAATACTCAAAGGTGCTGACTTACTTGAAAAGGGTGAGTATGGTCCAGTAGAAGATTTGGTCAAGCAGGCAGTACAGATAGGCTTACAAAAAGACTTGGGTACTGATTACTTTGCAGACCCTAGAAGTAGATTGCTAGCAATCAAAGACAACAATGGACAAGTAAGCACAGGCTGGGAAGCAGTAGATAGAAAACTATTTGGTGGGTTCAACAGAGGTGAGCTTAATATATTTGCAGGTGGCTCGGGTGCAGGTAAGAGTTTGTTCTTGGCTAACTTGGGTGTGAACTTTGCACAAAAGGGCATGAACGTATTATACTTGACCCTAGAGCTTAGTGAAGCATTGGTTAGTATGCGTGTAGACAGTATGGTCACAGAGATTAGCACACGTGATATATTCAAGCAGATAGATGACGTTGAAATGAAGGTAAAGATAATTGGCAAGAAGAGCGGAGCATTCCAAGTCAAATACATGCCCAGTGGTAAGACGCCTAATGATGTGCGTAGCTATATCAAAGAATATGAAATCAAAACAGGCAAGAAGATTGATGTACTACTGATTGATTACTTAGACTTGCTGATGCCCAATGGTGCAAAAGTAAGTGCAGAGAATTTGTATATCAAAGATAAGTATGTAAGTGAAGAGCTGAGAAACTTGGCTATGGAACTGAACACAGTATTTGTAACTGCAGCACAGTTAAACAGAGGTGCTGTAGAAGAAATTGAATTTGATCATTCACACATCAGTGGTGGACTAAGTAAGATACAAACTGCTGATAATGTGTTTGGTATTTTTACAAGCAGAGCAATGCGTGAACGTGGACGCTATCAAATACAGCTAATGAAAACAAGAAGCAGTAGTGGTGTTGGCTCAAAGATTGATCTAGGATTTAATGTTGACAGTTTGAGAATATATGATCTAGATGAAGATGAGCAGGATGAATACGCAACACCTTCAGCTAGTAATTCAATTGTCAACAGTTTAAAACGCACCAACACAGCAGATGATACACCAAGAGAAGATCCCAGTGAAGGCGCAAGCATAGGAAAAGTAAGAGCAGAAACAGACTCAACCAAGTTGAGAAACTTTATTAACAATCTCGGAGAAGAGTAATGGTTGGATGGACACTGTTTGGTATCGTAATTTTTTTAAACATTTGTATCTACGTAATGATACAACTGTACTTTGAGGGGCACGAAGCATTCACTGATGATCGCACAGTGTTTGATAAAGCAAAAATAAAATATACAGATGGGGATAACACATGAGCAAGGACAGCAACGTAGTAGAGTTTCCGCAAAAGTCGGAAGTAGACAAACAGTTTGAACGACTTGAATCACAAGCTGATTTAATTGAGCAACAGCGTATCCAGATACAAGCTATGTTTGATGGCAAAGACTATCGAGCCCTACAGCAGGACTTGACTGAACTGAACGGTGACGGCAACCGAACACGTGGTCGCTACGGTGAAGACGAAAGCGACTGTTAATGGATTGGGGTTTACTTGGTATTGGATGTATAATGATGTTACCTCTAGTTGCAGGTGGTATAACATTTATACTCAGTGTACGAGCTACTGAATGAGATTAGAAAATTTAGATACAACAGCAGTCGCATGGTGTGCATTTTGGATCAGTGTAGCTGTTGTAGAAACTGTGCTACTGTTTGTCCTTTTCCCTATTAAATAACTCAAACAGTGTACGCATCTTTTCTTCCAACACACCTATTCTTGAATACATCTGTGCCAACACAATCACCAGTGTTACAAAGCCAAGAAGTATGGGCCATAACTGCACCAGTAGGTTCATTGACTCTTCCATTAGTTTTACCCTCCTTGAGAAAATCTTGCAAACTATTTACCATTTAGTCAGTTTTGAATCACACTCGTACACATATGAGATAGATACAGTATGAACAAACTATGGATATTTGCAGACAGTTTTGGCGCAGAACCTAATGCCGCCTACGATTTTCAAAACAGAGATGATTGGATATGGTGGAAGCAGGCTGCAGAACGTATGAATCTACATGCTATGCCCTGCTGTGATTGGGGCGTTAGTAACGAATGGCTCTACTACGCAATGAAAACAGAATACCAAAATATGGTTCCAGGTGACAAACTTGTGTTGATTACTACTGACCCTAATCGTAGATGGTTCTTTAAAGACTATCAATCGCATGCTAATATATGGAATCGTGATATTGAAGAAGATCTAGGCAAGCCAAAAGCCCAAGCTATTAAACAATACCTTACTCATCTCACTGAAAATCCTATACTAAGCGAATGCTATCATGAAACCATAGTGGGCTGGGCCTATGCTGTGTTTAATTCAATAGACATAACTGTGTGTGCAATACCTGGATTTGCAAATACGCCTATGCACGTTGTAAATGAAAGTTGTTTGTCAAATGTAAGCAATGCAGAATTTACATCAAAAGAAATAATGGATTATCATTACGAAAGGACTGGTTACAAAGACAGTAGGGTTTGTCATTTCAGCAGAGATAATCACACAGTGCTAGCAGATAAAATAGTTACATTCTTTGAAGACCCTAGTCAAAATATAGATCTCTCAACAGGCTTTGTGCAAAACATATTCCGCACTAAACAGGATTGCGATGAGTTTGATTATACAGCAACTTCAAAGTAAGTGTTTTTAATTTCACGTTTATTATATACTTCTTTAAAAAATAGTTCTCTACCTTGTTCAAGAAATGCAGGACCTACGTCAGTCTTAAGTAGTGTATCTAACTTTTGTATACTATTCATCTTGCTGTTTATGTAAGGTTTCATTATCGTTTCCCATTGTCCTTGAAATCCCCATATGTTTTTATGTCTAGGATCAGTATTGCTCATATCTAAAAGTCCTTGTATATTATTTTCAAACATAGGTACATAGTGTAGTATACTAAAACTGCCCAGTTTCTGATGATTAAGTTCATGTATTTCTTCTTGCCAACGGGTACAAAATGCAGAAGCTTGTTCAATAGTAGCATGATCATGTTCCCATTTCAAATTACTAACGTGTATGTTTTCAGTTTTGTGCTGTACTCCTGCGTGACTTGCTTTCATTCCATATTTTTCTTCATACGCTGCAAGACGTGCAGGATCTTCTATGCGCCTAAATCCACTGGTAGCCCAGTTCTTTGTGAGATCGCTTGAAGTACTAGTGTCAGTGTTTAGGCTGATGTCCAACGGATACCATTGCCAGTTTTGGCCGTTCCAATTGTCTTTGAGCCACTGTTCTGACTCTTTCCAGTCATCAGGTGTTTCATATCGTAGTCCTGCGATCATACTCACTGTGCCTCTATATAAGCCTAGCTCACTCATAAAATAATCACGCATGTCCAGTAGACCCTGTTTGATTCTATCGCCACTCATGCTTTTACCTATGGTTTTACCTGCATCTTGATTGAAGGTTTCAATACCATAGTACTGTCCCCACACACGAGCTCTTGCTAGTTTAGCTATCTGTTGTGGTCTTGCAACAGTGAGATCCAGTCGCACAAAGCCCGAGAAGTTGACTTCAAACGGCAGGCTTTGAACTACATCACCCATCATGTCTAGTTTTGATTCTCTGTCGTTGAGTGTTTCATCTGCTAGTAGATAGTTGGTTGTCCCCCAGCGTTCATAGTTATCTATTAGCTCTGCACGTAGTTGCTCAAAGTTAGTGTGTGTTTCTTCACGCACACCTAGAAAAGGAAAGTTACAAAACTTGCATTTAAACTTGCAGCCTCTTGATACTTCTATGGTGAGCATTTCATGAGGTAGTAAAAAGTCATCATCTCTGTAGTTGATGCCGTAGGTTGGCAAGCTCATAGCTGGATAGTCTATAATACAATCTATGAGAACACCGTCCATGTGTATTCTGTGCTTGGGAGAGTTGCCACCATCAAACATCCATGTGATAGTTTCTGGCAAGGCTAATTCCGAATAGCCATACATCATTACATCAAAGCCCACTGAATCTTGATAGTGTTGCTGTCCACCTGCTAGATACTTGCGACCAGGATAGCGTTTACGAAGTTTTGAAATTGCACCACGTGTCCACCAAGGTGTCATCCATGTGTATGAGAATGCAAACAGTAGAGTGTTGTCTCCAACTATAGCATCTAGATAGTGCAACAACTGATCTTCTGGCCAATCACATGCCCAGTCTACGACTGTTACACGCCATCCCATTGATTCCATTTGATTAGCAAATCTATAAGCACCACTTGTACGCCTCTTTACTTCTTGATTAGCGTTAAAAATTATACAGTGTTTCATAGTCATATTTATCAGTGCTTTTGAAAGAGCGCGAAGCGCCTAGCGGTTACGCATAACCTGCCGCGAAGCGGTAAACGCTTTTTGCAAAAAATTTTAGCGTTTACTAGTGCAAAATTTCCTAGACAGTACACACATACTGTTGACCACATATACATTCTAAAACTGGACTACCATAGCGACAGACTACGTACATAGCGTTGCAATACATCGTAAAGTATGGTTAACTATTTAAAGAGTCTTATTCTACAAGCCTAGCTGTATACGCATCACTGTTCTGCAGTTTTAGAAGTGCTAGTGTTCTATCTCGATCTGACTCAAACTCAATAGTACAGTGATTGGGCTGTGTAGTGTGTATGTTGTGATTTAACAGTAGTTTGGTACAAGCAGTTTGAGTAATCACATCTTCGTAACGATGATCTCTTATATAATCATTGATAAAGGTTCTTGGTGCATAGTCTAATTGGATCTTGTACATACTAGTATATAGCAGTATACACACTAACTACTACTGTGAACAAGCAACATTGGATTGAAGAACGGTTGTACAACTGGTGTTACGTGTGTATACTAAAGTGTATTTATAGTCTATCACAGTGGTTAGCACAGCTAAGAGGTTCTGTACTGCACCAGTTACACCAGTGCAGTGCTACGCACACGTCTGAAGAGTAAAAAACAACACTATAACTAGTATGCCTAGATGAGTTCCTGTGATGTTCATTCTTTAGCACCATCTTTAGCAACATCATCAACTTTGGTAGTGTGTTGTGTGGGACGGACTGCAGCAGCTATAAATGAAGTAGCAGCTAGCATAGGAATAGTGTATACCATTTGCTGTGTAGTGTAAGCAACAGCATAAGTGGGAATCAATACTATGAGTGCTTGTATACCTGCTAGTTTGAGATCGTGTGTAAGCATAGTGTATTTATAGAGCGAAATGGGTATTTGCTTCAAAAAAATTGGTCGCGTAAAAAATTGTAGGGAAGTACTTACAGAATCTGGGTGGTGATTCTGCATCACCCAATTTTAAAAAGTGGTCATTAAGCATAAGCTGCA